ATTCGTATGTTTACGAACATTGATTGCAGTATCATTGAATGCAACAACATCACCTATGTTTACAGGTAAGCAAATATTATCAGCAATAGACTTTTGATTATCTTTACTGACAGTAGCAGATTTCCAGTTAGGTGAATCACTGAGAACCTTTTGCATTTTCTTCTTTAATGGTGCATCAGTAACTTCTGTTAATTCACCACCATTAAATAGAGCGTCTTTTATAAAGTCTGACACAAGTGACTTGTTAGTTCTTGCCATAGATTACTCCTTATTAGCATTATAAGATTTACATTACGAAAATCGCTTGCGATTTTCTGCATGTTGTTTACGTATAAAAGTAAACGATAAAGGCTACTCATAGAATAGCCTTGACTTTTACTCTGTTGTATCGTTATTACTGATAGTGTTAGCAGTTAGATATATGTCATATTTATCTGCTAACTCTTGTTGCATCAACTCAAGTTGGTCTTGACCATGTTCAACCCATGCGTCATGGGCATCTATTTGCCAGTCATACTCACGCATATCATCTAAGTCACTACAATGTTGTAGTGCGATTGCAGTTGTGATGTAGTCTTGTAGTAATGCAGTTAGTTTACGTGGTTTGATATCCATTTATTGCTCCTGTGTTATTCATATATTATTCTTTACGGATAACGTTTACGTTATCCTTTACGATAACTTGAGGTGAAACTCTAGTGCCATAGCAACTCGATGTATAACTATGAGAACACCCAAAGAACACGCAATGTTGAACTGCTGTTGCTCTTGCTGTTATCTTTACAGATAATCCTTGCGATTATCTTGCCTTTGCTGTACGGAGCACCCTTGTGGTGCGTGCTGTTGCTCTGCAGAAAACGCTTGCGTTTTCAAGGGGGGTAGCCGAATACTTGGAGGCTACCCGTATATAATAATAACTCATATACGACAGAGAGATCGTAGTTTCAAAGGGGGTAAAAACCCTGTAAATTTTGATTAGCCCCCTATAGGGAAAACAAAAACGTTTTTTTTTCTGGCTCAACATGGTAATCACCAATAGCCGTTGAGTTGGTTGCAGGGCATTATCCATGATGACAAGCATGGTTGGTTGACTACTACTATAGATGTCCCTGCTAATGTAAAGTCAAGTTTTGCATCACTCGATTGATACTTCTTGGCTGAGAGGCTTGCTACCTCATGGACACATCATAGACACATCATAGTATCTTTAAGTAATCATATAAACACATACAGATTTTTGTGAATCTAAATGCCCACTAGCGTATTCCGTTGAATGCCCTAGATACATAAAGGGAAAGCAACGGAATCGAAAGGTTCGTTACTGTTTATATGATTACTTAAAGATGCTTTTTATTTTTACTTTCGTTAACTTAATGTAATACTTAAAGATGCGAAATAATTTATTTTGGAGAAATACTAATGGCTGGATATACAGACATACCCCCTAGTTACTTTGACACACTTATTGCAAGACCGGGAGAGATGCTTGCGGATACTGCAGTTGGAGTTATAGAGGGCGGTAGAAAACTTAGAGATATGTACAACACTACTGAAGATTATTTAGATGAAGGCTTGGCAAGAGTCGGTGATTTATTTGATCGTTCTCCGCCAAGGATGACTGGTGGTCCAATGTCTAGGAACGGATACCGACATCATCCCGGTGGTTATGTTATTCCTGCTAATGCAAGCCTGACTCCTGCAGCACAAGAAATAAGAGACTATCAAGGGTTTGTTTCTGAAGGTCATCCGCATACAGCATATAAGTTTCCCACTCGACCATTGCCTTCAAGTTTAACACCGGGCTTTGACAGGATGGTTAATGAAGGATATGATTCTTTTAGTCCGTCTGATGACATGAGGTCTGACTGGCAAAAATGGAAAGACTAAAGCTAACCAAAGAGGCATTTGAAGAAGTTGCTGGTATATCTCCGGGTGAGATGTTAGCAATGATAGCTCAACGACAGTTTGCACAGTCAACTGCTGCAGGTGACGCTATGGCTATTAAAGCTATTACTGAAGCTAACAAATACATCGAACCAACACAAGACGCTAAGACTGCTGCTGAAGAAAAAGTTGAAGAACTTTCTGAAGACGAGTTGTTAGCACGTATACTTGAGCTAACTGACGAAGCGTTGGACGAGTCGAAACATTAGGTAAATTATGTCAAAAACTAAAGAAGCCTCTAAGCTGTTAGCTGAACTTGAAAAGAGGAAGAGGTGGGAGCATTGGAAAAATAATCCCGAAGCATTCTTTGAAGATTGCTTGCAAATATATCCGAAAGATGCCTCGCTAGGATTAATACCGCTTCAGATTAATAGTGCTCAAAAGTTAGTTGTTGCAGCACTAAACGAACAAATGAAAGATACTGGGTATGTTAGATTGATTATATCTAAGTATCGTCAAGCAGGATTTTCTACAATTAGTTCTGCGTATATATTCCACAGAGCATTGTTCTATGGGAATACGAAAGCTGTAATCATATCGTTAGACAAGCCGACAACTGAAAGTATTTTTAGTATGTCGCAAACGTTTTGGGCTGAGCTGCCTAAAGACATACAACCAGCGTTAGACAAATCGAACGTCCGTGAGATGAGCTTCCAAGTGCGTTTTGGTTAAACGGTGAGAGAATACTTGCCGGTATGTTTCAGTCTATTGCACTGCTACCGGGAAGTATTATTATTATCAATAGTACATCACACGGTGCGCAGGGTATTTACTATGAGTTATGGAACAAAGCAGAAAAAGGCGAAGGTATATTTAAACCTTTATTTGTCCCATGGTACTTGCAAGACGAGTATACATTAGACGCACCTGATGGTTTAGAGTTTACACTAGAAGAAAAGAAACTAAAAGAACAGTACAATCTGACCAATGGTCAAGTGTATTGGAGGCGTATCAAAATATCTGAAACGTCTACTTCAACATTTAAACAGGAGTATCCGTTTACTGCTGAAGAATCTTTTATACAATCTGGCTCTAGTGTGTTTAGCAAAGAAACGCTAGACAAATATTTGCCTATGTCACCAGAATCTATTAGAGAATACAACGAGCCGTTTAGTTCGTTTGATGAATCACAAGAAGGTTCTTTACAGGTTTGGAATGCACCAAAAAAAGATGATAAGTATATCATTGGTGCTGACAAAGATGATAAGTATATCATTGGTGCTGACGTAGCTCTTGGTGTTAAAGGTGACTACTCAGTTGCTACTGTTTTAAATCAAGACAGAAAAGTATGTGCAATATATAGAAGCAATAGAATTGACCCAGTAAGCTACGGCAAAATGATATTCTATCTTGGCAGATGGTATAACAATGCTTTAGTATGTCCTGAGAGCAACTCTATTGGTTTAGCAACAGTACAACAATTGTTTGGCATGAACTATCCAAACATATATCAACAAAAGAAAACAGCTAACACAGCTGGTGATAATGTGAATCATTTAGGTTTTAAGACTACTATGTCTACAAGACCGCCAATCATATCTAATCTTAGACGAATGATTGAAGATGAAGACATAACAATTCCTTCTAGTATTTTGCTAGAAGAATTAAGAAACTTTATTATTACAGAGTCTGGTAAAGCAGAAGCTTCTACTGGGCATTACGATGATATGGTTATGTCACTTGCTATTGCTTGTGAAGCTTACAGAACACATGGTCATGCTTTAACTAACAAGTCGTTTAGTTGGGGAGAGATGAACACACTATATAAACAGCCAGATACTAAGTGGTTGTAAGGAGACGCTATGGATAATAGAGGTTATTCGGCTTTAGGTTTAGGACAAACAGGACATTTTTGGGATGGCTCAGAAAGATATTGGGAGCCAACAATTGATGCTGTTGATACTATATGGAATACATATGAAACAATTCCAGTTAATAGAAACAGATACTTGCCTGACGATGTTAATTTAATTGCTGAAGACAAACGTAGTTATTATCAAAGCAATAACCCAAAACAATTAACTGAAGGTGATGATTATTTTTCTACTTTTGGTTTTGACCCAAAGTCTGCATCTGGGAATGCTGGCATATATAGAGACCCATATGATTCAGGTAGTTCAAAAATTTTTGATGACAAATTAGATAGACCAACTTTAGCATTGAGCGATTCTGCAGTAAAACAAATGCGACCAGTAGGAGAGCTTGATTCTGAAAGATTGCAGCCCTTTGCATCTATTGGCACTCATGAATTAACTCACTATTGGGATGATGCTATAGTTGGACAGAATCAAAGCACTGCAAGCAAAATAATGGACAGCTTCAAAAAATATTTAGAATTTTCTGGAGAGGAAGTTACGCAAGAAAAATTGCAAGACATGTGGATGAACGACCCAAGAACAAAACATCTTAATTTAAATGATCCAAATAACACAGGGTTGAGAACACTTTTACGAAATAGGTCACATCATGGCGGTGTTGTCAATCCGAGAGAAGGTTTTGGAGAATATCTTTCTACAGCAATGACTGATGCTAATTACAAAAATGCAGCGAAAAAAAGAAATCTTAAAAAACTAGATTATTATTTAAGTCCACATGAAACATTTGCAAGGGCAGCTGGTCCATTAATGAGACCACAACATTACGATGAAGGGTTTAGCAACAATACAAGAAACCTTAATAAAACATTTGCTGATTCAATGGCAACATTTTTAAACAGCAGATAACAGAGAGAGCGAGAATGAAATCAGAAATTGAAAAGATTGATGACGATGCGTTGATTGAATCAATCGATCGTCACATGCGGAATGCTACTGGTGGCAATACCAATTCATCAGACGTAAGCAAACGTAGAGAAAATGCAGTATACGAAATGAGTTTAGAGGCACAAGGCGATTTAAAACCGCAAGGTGTTTCTAAAATTGTATCCTCCGACTCAGCAGAGATTGCCGAGGGATATACAGCACTATTAACAAAATTATTATTAGACAACAACAAGTTGGCTTTATTTACACCGTATAGCAATGATATGGCTTCAGTTAAAGCCTCACAAATTGCATCGGATGTTGTCAACTATTGTCTATTCAACTCAAATCCTGATGGATGGTCGAAACTTTCCACGTGGATAAAGTCAGCAGTTGTGTTTGGTAATAGTGCCCTTACATGGGGCTGGGAAGAACATTACGATTATGTTGTTGAAGAATACGAAACAATTGAAGAAGGTGTGTTAGACCAAATTCTTTCTGACTCAAACGTTGAGGTTATTGGTGACTTGTTAGTTGCTGAAGAGCCAACAGTTAATCCAGACGGAACTAGTTATTTTTCTTTTGTAGATGTAAGACTTCGTAGAAAGATTGATAAGTCTGGCGTTAAGTTAAGAACTATACCACCTGAATCATTTTTAATTGATCGTTCAGCGTCTTCAGTAATTGATGCAACATTTGTTGGAATCGTTACAGAAATGACACGCTCTGACGTTAGACGAACATGGTCTGACCAAGACATCGACTTTGATGAAATTGGAGAAGAGTCTACTGTTAGGTCATCTGGTTTTTCATATGAAGCATTTGCAAGAAAAGATGCAGGTGGCATACAGAACTGGGTAACTAACAATGATGACGATGAAGATGAAGCTAATATAAGCATTACTGTTGTTGAATGTTGGATTCGTTCTGACAGAGATGGTGATGGCATTGCTGAGCTTAAACACGTTATCAAAGCAGGCAACACTATTTTAGAAGAAGATGATGTAGCATATGTTCCAGTAGCAGTACTTAATCCTATTGAAATACCTCATGAGTTTTATGGATTGTCACTTCTTGATATGGCTCGCCCACAAACACAAGCAACTACAGCAATCCTAAGAGGATTTGTAGAGAATGTGTATTTTGGTAACTACGGCAGAACATTAGCAGACCCTAACGTTGTAGATTTTTCAGCATTACAAAACCCTGTACCAAAGCAGATTATTCCTACCAATGGAAATCCTGCAGCAGCAGTACAACAACTCCAGCCAGAGCCAATGAGTGCTGGTACAACTGGAATGTTAGAATTCCTGGGGCTTCAAAAAGAGCAGTCTACAGGTTTAAGTAAAACGGCTATGGGCTTAAATGATACGTTGTATGTATCTGGTAACTCTGAGCAAAAAATGGCAGGTGCACAAAACGCTGCACAAATAAGAGTAGAACACATTGCACGTAGATTTGTAGAAACAGGTATCAAAGACTTGTGCCGTGGAGTGCTTAGAGAAATGAAAAGTAATCTTAAGAATCCTACAATGTATAAGACAGACAAAGGGTATGCATCACTAACTCCGCAAGAGTTACAAATGATGCCCGGCAATATGGACTTAGATATTCAGGCAAACATCGGAGAAAATTCAAACTCTTCTTTGGCTGAGAAGTTAATGCAACTTACACAGTTATTGCCACAGATGGCACAAAGTGAAGCTTCAGAAGCATTTATTAATCCGATGTCTTCTTATAACTTAGCTGTAGACATTCTTAAAAATATGGGCATGGACCCAACTAGATTCTTAAACGATCCATCTACTCAAGAGTTTCAACAAGCACAGCAACAAGCTCAACAAAAGAAAAAAGATAAAAGACAAAGAGAAGACGATGCTCAACAAGCTTCTATTGACCTTGACTTAGCAACTAAACAAGCTAACGTAAGTTTAATTAAAGCAGAGGCTGATAACAAAAAGATTGATAACAAACGTCAATTATTACAAGCAGCTGATGATTCTAATAGAGAGTGGGCTGAGCTTAGTGTTAAAGCTCAAAAAGATGGTGCACAAGTTCCTTCACAACCGCCAACTGACTTCTTGTCTTTATATCAAGACACTGAAGAATCAGAACAGATAGAAGCTGAACAAGAAAGAATGATGCAAGAACAACAGATGATGCAGGAGCAACAATATGCCCAACAAAACAATGTTGATAGCGGAAGCTATTGATAGAATTAAAGAGCTAGCTTCCGAAAGTGAAGACATGGATATTCTTGTAAGTTCTGAAGCAGCTTTAAAAACTTTAGGTATACTCCAGAGAATTGGTTTTAAAAGTATATCTATAGATCAATATCTAAACATGTGAGATGACAGATGAGTAATTATAAAAGACAACCAGCTTATAAAACTGGAGACAATGGCAAACCAAAAAAAGTATCGCCATATGATGATGCACAAAGAGTTCTCAACAAAGGCTATCAGTGTACAGAAATAAAAGATACTATGACTATGGTAACTGAAGATATACTTAATGCACTGTTTCGTGAATGGTTAGAAACAAAACATTTCGAAACAGAACGCAGAGAGTTTATTTATAAGTTAGCAATAAGTCAAGGTGCTGTAATGAGCAATATAGAAAACTCTATTATGGCAAAAGACAATAAAGTTCAACAAACTAAAGGTGATGAATGATGAATGAAGATAACCTAAAAAGAGCATTAGATAAAATTGATATTCAAATAGAAGCAACAATTGCTGTACTCTCTGGAGGGCGCAGCATGAACGGCAACTCATTTGATTTTAATAATTTAATGGAAACTAAAAAGCATATAGAAAGCTTACTTGCAGCTAAAGCAACAAAGACAAGCAAGAAATGATAAGAGGTTTTATTACAAACCTTTGATGAATGTTTGATGACAGAGAGTTGTAATAAACTCTCTTATTTATAGGAGACAATATGTCAGAAACAAACAACGAAGCTACCCAATCGGATGAGTCGAACGTTACTGATTTCGATTTCGATGCATTGGCGGATGAAGTTTTAGGTATAGAGCCTGAAGCGGCTACCCAAGAAAGCAACGAAGCGACAGAAGAACTCGAAAGTGATGATCCACACACGGACGAGGACGCTGATGAAGTTGATGAAGCAGAGGATGATAACATAGAGGATGAAGAAGAAGAGGAGGATGAGTCTACAGAAGACGCTACCCAACAATCTGAATCGGATGACTTAGGTGAGATTGATATGGACTTTAATGTTCCCGTGAAAGTTGACGGAGAAGAGTTTGAAGTTACCATGGAAGAGCTTGTCGCAAACTATCAAACAAAGCAGAGCCAGTCAAAAAAAGGGGATGAACTAGCAAAGCAGGCAAAGATTCTCGATGAAACTAGAGAACAAGCTGAAATTTATGCAAGAGTAAATGCAGAGTTACTGCAACGAGAAGATGCTAAAGACCAAAGCGTTTTGAAACATCTTCAAGCGCAAGTTGACAAAGCATTTGATGAAGACGATTTTGAAGCTAGTAAGTTAAACAATAAACTTACGAAGGCAAAAGAAGAGTATTCATCAAGAAAGTTAAGTCGTGACAATCTATTACAAGGCATGTCACAACAATTAGGACAACAACAAGAAGAACAATTTGCTGCACAAGTGGAACATTTTAATGAAGTCGTTCCTGAGTTGATACCAGATTGGTCTGAAGAAGTTGCTATGTCAAATCGAAAATTTGCATTAAGCATTGGATTAGATGAAAACATGGTTGACACAATAGTTGATCCTATGATGATTAAAGCTATTGATAGCTTTAGAAGACTTTCTGAAAACTCTGATAAAGGAACAGCTAAACGCAAAAAGACTCCAGTTAAACGAGTGCCTACTAAAAAACCTGTGGCTGCTAAAAATAAAAAATCCAATAAGGTGGACGCTGCCAGAAAAAATGTTAGTAAAGGAAGGGCTTCTGAGAAAGACCAGTCAATCCTTTTTAATAATGTAATTGATAACATTTTTGATGAAAGTTAGACCTTACTAACCATAGGAAATATAATGGCTACAAACTTTACAACTAGTACGCAGGGCGGTCAACGAGAAGACCTAGCGAACTGGATATCAACAATTTCTCGTGATATGACACCATTTGTGTCATCAATCGGCAAGGGTAAAGCATCAGCTACTCTACATGAGTGGTCAACTGATACTCTTGAGGCTGCAGGTTTACAAGCAGCAGCTGAGGGATCATCTTTCGCAGAAAGTGCTTCTCCTGTCGTACAACGTTTAACTAACCGCACGCAAATCTTTACTAAAGGTATCCGTGTGTCAGGTACGTTGGAATCAGTAGATAAGGTCGGACGCAAGTCAGAATTCAAATACCAAACTGAAAAGCGTGGTAAGGAAATGGCTCGTGACGTAGAAGCATGGATGCTTTCGACTAACGTATCTGCTGTACAGGGCGGTTCAGCTTCAGGTAACATTCAAGCTGCTGCTCGTAAAATGGGTGCTTATCAAGCATACAGTACTGTCAACATCGTTGCTGGTACTGCTGCTGCAGCTACTGGAACTGGAGCCGTAACAGGTGCTGGAGACGGTTCAAACGTTGCAGTTGCACAAACAGCTCACACTAACGCTAACGTTACACTAGCTGATATCAATGAAATCTTACGTCAAATTAATGGCGTAACTTCAGTAGCTCCAAACAAGCTAATGATGTCAACTACTAACAAAGTTAGATTCTCTGACTTGATGACAGGTACTACTAATGTACGTAGAAACATTGATGAAAGAGGCAAGCTTCGCCAATCAGTTGACTTATATGAGTCTGACTTTGGTGATGTTGAGCTTGTACACAACTATCTAATGGGTAACACTGAGATATTTGTATACGATCCTTCTACAATGTCAATGGACACACTTCGCCCAATGCACTTCCGTGACATTAGTGAAGACGGTGACTCAATGCGTTCTTACATGGTACAAGAAATTACTTTCTGTGCAAAAGCACCGACAGGTAATGGTGTCATTCTAGACGTTACTGCGTAACATCATTAACCCCCTGCTTACATAGAGGGGGTTATATTTTATAAGGAGATTAATATGCCATACGGACCAGGAACATACGGAAACAAACGAGGAAGACCACCAGCCAAAAAGAAAAAGGGGAAAAAGAAATAATGAAATCACCAGCATGGACAAGAAAAGAAGGTCAAAGTCCTTCAGGTGGTTTGAATGCTAAAGGTAGAGCTAGTGCAAAAAGGCAAGGCTCTAACCTTAAAGCACCTTTAGGAAAAGGTACAAACCCTAGGCGTGTATCGTTTGCTGCAAGATTTGCAGGAATGAAAGGACCTATGAAAGATTCTAAAGGCAGACCAACAAGAAAAGCATTAGCTCTCAAGAAGTGGGGCTTTGGCAGCGTAGAGGCTGCTCGTAATTTTGCTAACACACACAAAAAGAAAAAATAGGAGTAGACAATGGCTAAAGGTTTATATGCAAACATTCACGCAAAAAGAAAAAGAATAGCAGCTGGCTCTGGAGAAACTATGAGAAAGAAAGGAGCTAAAGGAGCACCAACAGCTAAACAATTTAAACGTGCAGCTAAGACTGCAAAGAAAAGGAAATAAAATGGATAACGACTACAGTTTTGATTTAAGGTCACAAGTTAGTAAAGACGGTGCTGGCGTTACTCAAGATGTCAGTGAGCATCTTGAATGGGCTAAGCATATGAGAGAAATAACTAAAAGTGCTTACAGACAAAAAGTAGATACGGGATTCAAACCTTTTTGTAACATACCCGATTCAGTTGCTTTAGATATTATGAGTAAATATCATATTAATATTCATAGTGGCAATTGCACAAAAGATGACTTCAAAGTTGTCAAATCAATCATTAAAAGAGATTATCCTCAGTTGATGTATTTTCATTAGGAGATCAAATGGTTACTATTATAGACCAAGTTACTTTACGAACAGGAGTAGCTGACTGGCTTAACAGGTCAGATTTAACTGATGCTCAAATAGACGACTTCGTTGCTATAGGCGAAGCAAGGGTTTACGAAGAATTGCGAGTGCCACCTTTAGAGGTAGTACAATCTTTTACAGTTACTGCAACAAATTCAAGCATTATTATTCCAGCAGGATTTATTGAAATAATAGAACTACAATTTGATGGCGGAGCAGATAAAGACGATGATGTAATACTAAGCAGAGTAGACTCAAAAACATTTAGTAACAATAAAATTAAACATGCCTATACAAGACAGGCAGGTAACTTTTTGTTAACAGATAATGAGGGCGAACAATCAGCAGGCGGTACATATGTAATGACATATTACAAAGCTGGTGACTCTATTGGAACGTATTCATCAACAGCAACCACGGCAGGTAACTTTGTTGTTGACAAATATTACAAAATTGCTGTTGCAGGTAATACCTCATTCACAGGAATAGGTGCTGCAAATAATAATGTTGGTACAATATTTAAAGCCACAGGCGTTGGTTCTGGAACTGGAACTGCTTATCAAGAAAGCGTTCCTTGGATACTTGGTACTGAGTTTGAAACAATTTTATATGCAACATGTCAAGTTGCATCAATATATTTAGGCGATGTAGAAATGGAACAAAAATTTAACGAATTAACTGCTAATAAATCAAAAAGAAATTAGAGCGAGCATGAAGGGCAGTGCATTTTCTGCACAATTTAGTACGCCTTTATTATAGGAGATACATATGGCAAGAAATTCCTTTTACGAAGGTGATATAGGTACTGAAGTTGCTATAGATACTTCTGCTACAGAGGCTGCTGCTTCTGCAACGGCTGCAGCAGCTAGTGCTAGTACAGCATCTACTCAAGCTAGTAATGCAGCTACAAGCGCAACTAGTGCAGCAGCTTCTTACGATTCGTTTGACGATAGATATTTAGGAGCTAAATCATCTGCCCCTTCTACAGATAATGACGGAAATGCTTTGGTGGCTGGAGCATTATATTGGAATACTAGTTCTGACCAGATGTTTGTTCGAGAAGGTTCTTCTTGGATAGCGATCAAACCTACATCAACCGAACAAGGACATATCAATACTGTATCTGGCATTCAAGCTAATGTTACTACAGTAGCAGGTGTAGCAAGTGACGTTACAACTGTTGCTGGTATATCAAGCGATGTTGCAGCAGTAGAAAATATTGCAGCAGATGTTACGAGTGTAGCAGGTATTGCAAGTAATGTAACAAGCGTAGCAGGTAATGCTACAAATATTAATGCAGTTGCTGGTAATGCAACTAATATTAATGCAGCAGGAGGTCATGCAACTACAGCTTCTACTAAAGCAACTGAAGCAGCTTCAAGTGCTAGTACAGCTACAACAAAAGCTAGTGAAGCAGCAACGTCTGCTACAGGTGCAGCTTCAAGTGCTACAGCAGCATCTTCAAGTGCAAGTGGTGCAGCTACAAGTGCAACAAACGCAGCAGCAAGCGCAGCAAGTGCTGCAGCAACATACGATAATTTTGACGACAGATATTTAGGCGATAAATCAAGCGCACCTACTCTAGATAATGATGGAAACGCATTAGTTGTAGGAGCTTTGTATTACGATTCAACTGATTCAGCAATGAAAGTTTATACAGCTTCAGGTTGGATCGCTACTTCAAGCGCAACATTAGCTACAATGGAAAGATTTGTATTTACTGCTACATCTGGGCAAACAGTATTTACTGGAGCAGATGCTGGTGGTGATACATTAGCTATTGTTGTTGGTGCAGAAATAATTACACTTAATGGTGTAGTATTAGAAGTTACAGCAGACTATACAGTCACTACTTCTAGAGTTACATTAAATTCAGGCGCTGCTGTAGGTGATGAGCTTAACGTATATGCTTTTGGTAACTTTGAAATTGCAAATCATTACACAAAAACCCAAGCTGACGCATTATATGATGCTAAAGCTAGTTTAAGTGGTGCAGCATTTACTGGTGCTATTACAACTAACAGTACTTTTGATGGCAGAGACGTTGCTACGGATGGAACTAAATTAGACGGTATTGAAGCAAGTGCTACTGCCGATCAAACTAATGCTGAAATTAGAGCAGCTGTAGAAGCAGCTTCAGACTCTAACGTATTTACAGACGCTGACCATACTAAACTTAATGCTATTGAAGCTAATGCTACAGCAGACCAAACTAACGCTGAAATTAGAGCCGCAGTAGAAGCGGCTAGTGATTCTAATGTCTTTACTGATGCAGATCATTCTAAGTTAAATGCAATTGAAGCAAGTGCTGATGTAACTGATACCACCAATGTCTGGCGGTGCAATGACTGGTGCTATTACTACTAACTCTACTTTTGATGGAGTAGATGTAGGTGCAAGAGATGCTGTACTAACAAGCACAACAACAACTGCTAATGCTGCTCTGCCTAAAGCGGGTGGTGCTATGACAGGAAATCTCACTTCTTCAGCAGAAATTAGAATTGGAACTACCCAAGAATTTAACAGTTTAAATGGTAGAGGAAATTTAGTAGTAGGAAGTGGCTCTGGAAATGAAGGAATGACTATTTATTCAGGTGCAAGCAATCAAGGTGGAATAATATTTGCTGATGGTGTTTCAAGTGCTGATGCCTATGAAGGACAAATACAATATGACCATTCAGACGATTCAATGAGGTTTTATGTAAATGACGGCACAGAAAAAATGCGTATTAAATCTACAGGTGCTACTGAATTTACAAATAGCGTAATTACAGGAACAAACACAGATGCAACGAATACAGGCTCAGTTACACTAGACTTTGCTGCTAATCAAAACTTTGTACT